CGGTCTGCGCATTGAGAACCAGATCAAAAATGGTTGATTTGCCGATTCTTGCATATTCTGGTGATCCCGATGTTGCAATATTCAAAAATGGAATTGTCTTAAATTTTTTTAATCTCTCCCTTGTTTTATACCTCTCTTTCTCTCTCATATGTGATCGTTAATGATATCTGATACAACGTATCCTTGGAATCCGTCTCCATTGGATACGGATTACCAGTGATTTCCATACTAAGGATCCGCCTGTTCCCATCAATTTGTGGAAATTCATATATGGTTCCCAGATCATCTGCCCAATAGGTCAATTCTTCCAGAAACTCATCAACTTCCATTCTCTCGGATGGTGATACGGTCGATTGCCGGACAAAGAACTGATACCCCTCTGTGACCTCATAAGACCCGTCATTGTGCTCCTGTATGCTTCTGTTTGGACTTCGGAACAGACCATACTTATCTGCTCCATCTGCCACATGGTTGATATCGATCTGCATTTTGCCATATTCTTTGAGCAGATCTACGATATACTTTGCTATTGTCACACTCTACCCTCCGCAATCTTTTGTGCGCCAGCCAGAATCCGTTTTTTGTACTTTTGCTTCATACGTTCAAACCAATAATTTCCTCTTTCCGGTGCCTCTTGAAAATTTGCCGGCATATAATACCAGCGTCTTGCATAGGGTGTCCGGTATCGCAACTCTCCGCTCCCAATGATGGTATTGATCTTGGCTGACTGGATCAGGATATTGGAATCTTTTGGCACCATCGGCTCACAGAGACGCAGACACTCGTTGTCTACATACTGCTGCACTCGTTCATATTCTCCCAATCCATGCTTATGGATGATCTCTGTCGGATTACACTGGACTGCCTTCAATCTAAATAAATCTGCCGCCCTAAAAAAGCACCACCTTTACATTTTGTAAAAACCTACGATTGGAATTATCATTGACGCTCTTAATAGCCCCGCTTCTTGGAAATGCACGGCGCAGATCTGAAATGCGGCTCCCCTTTACATCCTGCACATCAAAAACGATATCGCCATAGACGATACAATCCTCGTCATTATCAGCGTCCAGTACCACATCCTCGTATGTTCCCTTTGGGAATGTTATGGTCACTGACGTGGCAAGTTTTACTATGCCACCATCTGTGACTGTCTTATCCGTATGCTCTGACCATTGCACACCGTGGATCACGCTACGATTCCACATACCGTCTTCCACCTTATGAAATAGTGTAATAACATCCTCAAACATCAATAAGCACCTACCAATCCTGTCCCGGATAACCATGCTCGGATGGAACTCTGTAATTCCCCTCGCAGTTGCTCTGCCGTCTGGATCACATAAGACTCGGAATATCCATCATTGCTGACAGATGATACTCCCTGTCCTTTTGCACTCTTGGCATCCTCTGCCACTTTATCCATCACATTACAAATACATTCCTGTAATTGTTGATATCCAAACGTATCCTGATTTATATTCGCCCAGCGGATCCAGCCTATAACCTGCTGCACTTCTCTTTCTGCCAGTGCCTCTGCCTGGTCAAATTCTTCCTCTTTCACAATGTGATGAAAGGAGCGATACTGCTCCCATGTTACTTTTGCCATATCGCTCCATCCTTTCTTTACTCCTTAGGCTGCAACTTCTCATTTTCCTCTTTGAGTGCGGCATTTTCTGCCTGCAACTTCTCATTCAAAGCCTTAAGATCCTTAATTTCCTTTTTCAGTTTTGCATCTGTACTCTTTTTCTCCGGCTTTTCAGCCCCTACACCTACTCTTCTCATGTGCCACCTCCTACGCTTTGCTGTTCATGTAGATACCGGCACGCTTATTTGCATAACCGTCTACGATTCCATACTTACGATACTTTACAATATCTGCATCTGCATCTGGGTTGCTTGAAGCAAGAATGATATTGCTGACCGTGTGCTTGTCAAACTTGATAATTGCGGGCTTATGCACGATCATAAAGTTGATGTCTGCACCATTACTAGCCTTCTTATAATGACCTGCTTCCTCTCCTAAGGTCTTACCATCGAGCAAATCAATGGCTGTGTAGAATCGTGCCTGCGGAACGACCTTCTTTACAGCAAATTTTCCAAGAACTTCTCTTGATTTTGTCGTATCGAGAGACATAACACTGTTAAGCAATGTCGCGGTTGCATAAAGAATACGATTCTCCTGTGGAACCTCATCTTCATCCATCTTAGACCATGCTGTAAGCAATGCATCCAAGAACTGGGAAGCATCATCAATTGTACCTGTGGCCTTGGAAATGCTCTCCAAAGATGCCAATGTTGCGAACGTAAATGCATCCGCCTCTGGTGCCACCTTCTCACGCATAAGCGTTGCACCTGCCATTCCAAAGGCAAGTTTTCTAGATTCTTCATTGTCCATAACATCTACAGCGATCTTTGTACCTCTGTCATAGTTGAATGCGGCGGTTTTCCACTTAAGGTCTACTGCCCCTGTTGTATAGCCACTGTTACGATCATACTCCCCAAGACCAGTGACGCTGATCTGCGGGTATACGATTTCATTTGCATTGGCACCAGCCCTTGACATAGTTGCGTCAGAAGTCAGATCCGCTGTTACGGATGCACTTCTATATACCTCATCAAGTAAACTGGTATAGTTTTTTGCTAAAGTGATTGTGTTTGGCATTTCGTTTTCCTCCTATTTCTGTTCTGTTGTTACAGGCGGCAATCCCATAACAGCGCGCATAGTAGCATCACTGTCCTGATTACCTGTCTTGATTACTGATCCGATCGGATCTCCTTTGCCTAAAACATATGGCTCCGGTTCACCGAACAGCATCTTGCTATCCTCTGCTTCTGCCAGTGTCTTAAGCGCTGCGGTGATATCCTCTTTCTGATTCTTTGATGCCTTAAGGGTATCAATATCGAGGAGTGCCGTAATTGCTTTGGCATTTCTACCTTTGGCAGATGTAATACTGTCTTTCAGAAGATCATTGAAATCACGGTCTGCAATTTTATCCTTCAGTTCTTGGTCTTTGTTCGCCAAGTCTGTTTTTAACGTTGCAATCGTACTATTCAACTCATCCACGTTTACATCCTTAAACTTATCAAGGCTTTCGGTTAAGGTCGTCACCTTTCCTTCGGTGGTTTTTAACTTCTCCGACTGTATTTCATAGTCAGATACCGTTTTGTAGTTATCAAGTACAGTTTTTTCAAAGTCCTTTTTCTTTTCTTCTGGTACCTCAAGGCCATACTCTTTCATGATTTCAAAAATGTTCTTCATAATATCCTCCTAAAATATTTTTTTAATCGCACTTTCTGCGATATGGGAAATTGCGGACGGCGGACTTGAACCACCATAGTCGGCATAGGAAACCGAAATGCTACCTTTGCATCAATCCGCTGCAATAAAAAAGCGCCAAATAATAAATCCTTACTTTAAGAATTCACTATTCGGCGCTTAGGCTCTATTGTTATTATACTTTGTTGTTTACACTTTTTGCAGTATCCCGGAAAATTTATCAAGATCGTATCCGTTCGGATCATGAACATTTTCGGGTTACCGCATATCGGACACCTGTACCATTTATAGGACACATCTTCACCCCTGTCCTTATATTACCATCATATAATTTGTTTTTCAAATGTTTTTTCTATAGCCACTATGCCATCTCATTTATCCTTTCCTTGGAGCGGTATAGAAGTAATCAACATGAACACTGTCTTCATTGTCTCCTTTGGGCTTAATAGAAAATAGTTGGCACAAATGTTCAATATTCTCCTTGTCCGACCAGTCTAATACATGAAAGTCATCCCTTCTGCTTTCATACTCTTCATATGTTTCTATTCTCAGAAATTCATCTTTTAAACTCACTTGATAGTCTCCTTCATCAATGCCAAGGCTTTCTCTGATATTGTTTCATGGCTCATATACTTTCTAAACACTTCCGAAACAACTTCACCTAAAACATTTATATTGATTGTTCCATCCTGATTGACCGCTTCATGCATACTTCTTACATATAGTCTGCCTTGATATTCTGACTCAAACCGTTCTCCGGTTACCAAAAAGACAGGAACCTCATTTCCTAAATTATCATAGTATATTTTTTTAACTATATTTTCACTTGTCAGCCCCTCTGTCAAGTAATTTTTATATGCATCTACATCATCCTTTTTCATCATATAATTTTCAATAAAATGTCCATATTCGTGATATATATGTGGTACTTCTGTTCCTTTTCCCACATGTATAATTCTATTTTCTATATCACATGCACTTGCATCATAGCCCATTTCAAACGTCACATCTGACATCTTTGTCTTTACGCTTAGTGGTAACTGTTTGTAGGCTTGTGTCACTGCCATTGTATCTTCAAATCTTTCTTTTTCACTCATATTTGAAAATGGCTTGTCTCTAAAAATTAAATCCACTGCCTTTTGAAATTTTGTTTTTTGAGGCATGGCACTTGTCCCAGCAATAATCCTCAGGCGATTTTCTTTCGGTCGCAATTCAGCCTTATCACTAAAACTGACATACTGGTCCATCTGTCGGCTTAATTTATTTTTCAACACTGTCACGTCTCCGCCGACTATATTCTGGGCTTCGATCTCGCGCTTGGTGGCTCTGATCTGGCGCTCCATTTTGCGCTGTTGCTGTGTCATCTGGTAATAGGTATATTTCTTTCCATCTATTACCTTAGGCTCCGGCGCAGTCACATTATCCGGGACTACGGAAGCACCTTCCCAGTATGGGTAAAAGTCATGCGTGCAGTTTGCTCCTTTTAATCCGGTCACTGTCCCATATCCGGTTTCTTTGACGAAATCAGGATATTTCTTACTCTTTCCTGAATAGGAAAAAACCTTATTTTGCCAGACTGCATGCTCCGGTCTGCTTCCCATATGCTGACTGGTAATTACCAGATCATGATCCGACTGCTGCAAATTGGCTTCCGTGATCTTGCCCGATAGTTGGCTCATACCCGTCCTGACACACATTCTTGCGGCTGTATCCAACTGATAAGACTTGCCACTTGCATAATCGATTGTCCGAAGCCCGCTTTGTGCCATACGGTGGATACACTCGTCTACTGCTGCATCATATGAAAATGTCCCGGTACACACCTTAAGCAGTGCCAGGTCCATTTCACGCTGATACATGCCTTTGACGCCGGTAGTCCCCAACAGAACATTCTTGAATCCCATAGACCGTGTCAGATTCTTTAATTCTCCGACTGTCTGCTTTTGTGCTGCCTTGATCAGTTGGCTCATACTGTTCGGTTTTTTCAGATCCTCACCTTGTTCTTCCCACATCGACAGATCGTTATTCCACGCCATACTTCCTGCCTGCGCGATCAACTCTTTTCCCTGCACCTTTGCCTTGGCTACTGTCTTATCAATGATGTCCTGGATCTCCTGCTTGGCTTTGAGTGTATTTTCTGCCACTGCCATCTGATAATCTTTGTCTGCCCGAATGGACTGCATCACAGCCGTCCGGATCTTATCAGCAGAATATCCCTGCTCGATCATATCCTTTGCCATAAGTTCAGCCGTTTCGGTATATCTCCCGGTCGCTTTCACGCGTCTGGCAATATCTGCGATCACCTCATCTTCCATTTGCTGGTACAGTCCGATAATATACTTATCTGCTAATATTTCGATCTGTTCTTCTGATAATTGATCAACAGCGGCAACCTCGCAGTTTGCTTTTTTGATCGCTGCTGATATTTTGGTGACATCAAAATCGGCTTCAATGCCACTTCTTTTCATGATTTTCATGAATGCAACCTCCTCCATTCAGACTTGCTTCCTAATCGAGGAAAGCACACAGACTGCGTGGATATGCATACTTTCTCGGATTTTTAGAAGTAC